ACACTGAACAACCAGCTGCTCCAGTAGTAACTCCTGGCGAGGAAACTCATACAGCGCAACCAGCTACTGGTGAAGAAGCACACGCTGAGTCTCCAGTTGTAACTCCAGGTGAAGCTACTCACACTGAACAACCAGTAGCAAGTGAAGATACTCATACTGAATCTCCAGTTAATAACGAAGTAACTCCATCTCCTGCTACAGGTGAAGATACTCACACTGAAACTCCAGTAGTAACTCCTACTCAACCAGCTACAGGTGAAGAAGCTACTCATACTGAATCCCCAGTTAATACTGAAACTCACACTGAACAACCAGCGGCTCCAGTTGTAACTCCTGGCGAAGAGACTCATACTGAGCAACCAGTTGCAAGTGAAGAAACTCATACTGAATCCCCAGTTGTAACACCAGCTCAACCTGAAGGTACAGCTCCTGCTACAGGCGAAGAAGCTCATACTGAACAGCCAGCTGCTCCAGTTGTAACTCCAGCTCAACCTGAAGCTCCTGTAAGTAATGAAGCAACTCCAGCTTCCCCAGCACCAGCTACTAATGAGGAAGAAGAATTAGATTCTAACTTCATGCTAGATGCTTATAATACTGGTCGTGGTGATGAAAAACCAGCAGCTCCTACTACAGGTACTGAAAATAAACCAGCTACACCTGCACCAGCTACTCCAGCTACTGGTAGTGAAGCTCCTAAACCAGCTGCTCCAACTAACTCTGAAGAAGAAGGAGAATTAGATGAAAACTTCATGCTAGATGCTTATAATAGTGGCTTAGGAGACTAATCTGGGAAATATTCTCGACGGTTATTAATCGAAACATACAAGTAGCGGTCATTTATATTTTTATGACCGCTACAATCTTTTATTTGAAAGGAGAATTTAAATAATGGCTCTTAGTGTACAAGCCCAATTGAAAAAAGTTTTAGGACCTTTTGCGAAAGCCGTAGGTCTTGATATCAAAAAATTACAAGATAATAAACAAGATAAATTAAAAGCAGGTGCAAACGTACAAATCGCTGAAGATGGTACAATCTCTGCTACTGGTCCTGGAGAACCAGCCGATCTGAGTTCATATTCTACGACCGCTCAAGTAACGCAACTTATTGATGATAAAGTTGCTAGTTATGTACAAACTTCTACTTTAGATACTAAATTAGCTGACTATGTTGAAACTAACGTATTGAATAGCAAATTAGCTGATTATACAACTAAAGCAGAATTGACTACTAAATTAGCTGATGTAGCTACAAATGATTCTGTTGACACAAAGTTATCTAGCTATGAAACAACTGCTAACTTGACTGCTAAATTAGCTGACTATACTACTAATGAAGCATTAACTACTAAATTAGCAGACTATGCTACACTTACAGCTTTAAGTAGCTATATGACTACTGAAACTGTAAATAATACTCTTGCTAACTATGCTACTACAGCAGCATTGACTACTAAATTAGCTGACTATACTACAACAGCAGATTTGAATACTAAGTTGGCTGATTATACAACTACACAATCTTTGACTACTACTTTGGAAGCATATGCTAAAACTGCTGAAGTTCAACGTAAATTGACTGCAGGTAATGGCATCGCTATTTCTGAACAAGGTGAAATCACATCCACTGTTGATTTGACTGGCTATGTTAAAGAAGAAGCTCTAGATTTAGGCGATCTTGACTTAGTTGCTGAATATGAAAAAGGTAAAGCCGGTATTGTTGAACCAGCTTCCGCTGAAACTGCAGCACACGTCGAAGCTTAATTTCTACGGCGTACTATACACTAGAATAAGTTATAATGAGAGATGATCGATAATGATCATCTCTCTTTTAAATAATTCTTGAAAGGAGAATTTTGACATGGCTGAATTTAAGAAAATCGTTGGCGATGCTCTTAAACCTTTTGCTAAAAAAATAGGTTCTGATATTAGAAGTATCGAATCTAAAGTATTTACTGGTAAAGCTATTAACGTAGTTGAATTTGGTATTGATAATACTGGTGCGACTGATGTAACTGCAAAGTTAAATGAACTTTTCAAAAAAGTACATGATGAAAACTATACTGAAGTAATCTTTCCAGATGGTACATATAAAGTTGGTGGTACTGTAGATGTAACTATCCCTAGTGATCGCCAGAAATACTTATATATCCATGCACAGAATAGATATAAAGCTAAAATTGAGATGCATGGTACTAGAGAAAATGGACCGACTGGTAGCGCTATTAGTGTTGGCTTCCGATTGAATCCTGAGAATTATGAAGAAACTACAACTCGTGGCTATAATCTAAGATTTGATGGCTTTATCATTGAAGGTCATGAGCTACCTGGAAGTGGAGCTGTAACTAAATCCCAATCTATCTATAGTATTTTTACTAATACAGATACTCATGGTAATTTTGATATGAGTAGCTATAAGCTATATAACTTTACTTGTACTAATATGGAATTTATTGGTACACTTTATTCTGTAAGCTTATATTGCTCTATCTTTGATGCCGAGTTTAAAAATCTTCATATTGAAAATGTATCATATCCATTGGATTTGAACGGTAGCTATTCTAATAATAACAGTTTAGATAGCATTGTATTCAAAAACTGTGAAAATCCAATCAATGTTAGTGCTAAATCTTCTGTTAAGAATATCGATATCATTTATGATAATGAAGAAGCATTCAAAGATAATAATCCTAACAATGCGTTTACTACGTATCTATTATCCAATGTAGCCATTAAAGGATACTATAATCTTAGCCAATATACTGATATCCTTACAATTAATGCCCCTGGGGTATGTACGATATCTGATATTAGATTGGATTTGAAACCTACAAATCTAGATACAGCTGCTCCTAGTGGTGATTACCTACCTTCGTTTATTGCTCTAAATCAATATAACTCTGAGGCTGGGTTGATTAATGTATCAGAAGTAGTATTTGATAAATTCGAAGAGAACTTTACTGATGCATTTGAAAAATTCCCTAAATTTGCATTCTTTAATGCCAGTGTCCCGGTGTCATTACATGGGGTAACTGAAAATGCTCATTTAAATTTCTTCCAAGAAAAAGCTGTAAATGTGATTTATGAGAAGACTGGTTCTTATACACAAAGCTATAATACTAGAAATGAATCATTCAAACCAAGACCATATCTTGGTACAGACCGTAATATGAATGGTATTGATCAAGCGGAGAATAGCACATTAGGTGCGATTTATCTAGCATCCTCTGAAGGTACTCCATCAAATGGTAAGGGTGGTGAAGATTATTCTGAAAACACTGCAGGTGTTAGAGGCGATATCTTTACTGAATTAGAGCCAGAGAAATATGGTCACTTTGCATATGTTTCTACATTTGATAATACTAAAGATAGTGGTACTTTAAGAAAAGATACAATAGAATCCTTTACATATAGCGAAGAGACCAAATTATATACTATTACCTTTACAGAAATGCCAAAATTAAATTCTGGTACTATGGCAGGTACGCCTGTTAATATTGGCTCTATCTTAGAAAATGTAGATTCTGGTAGAAGTATTCAATTTGAAATTACTGCAGTAGATGAAAATTCTAAAACTTTTACACTAAAACCTGAAGTTGAAAGATTAGAAGGGCTTACTCATCCGTATACTATGGGGACTGAACGTGGTAATATATTTGGTTACGGTTATAAAATAAGAGTACGTAAAATTAATCGTATGAAAAATATGACATACGTAACTGTGCCAATTATTCATTCTGGGAGTACCGAAAACCGTCCAACTGAGCACCTCGTTGTTGGCCAAATGTATTTTGACACTACCCTAGGGGTACCTGTATTCTGGAATGGTACAGAATGGATTAAAGGCAATAATGGTGCAGAAATTGATACATCTTCCTTAGCTACTAAAGAAGAGTTAGGTACTCTTGCTACTAAAGCAGAATTGAATAATTTAGTTCCTAAGAGTGACTTAACTACTCTTGCAACTAAAGCAGAAATCAAATCAATCCCAGTTGCTAATATTGCATGGACTGATGATAAATACTTCGTATCCAAATATCAAAATGCTAAACTTGGTAACTTATATAACCGTGGGGAGTTTGATAAACTCTTCCCTAAGAAAACCGATTTAGCAATCTATGCTACAAAAGAAGAGTTGGCTGCCGCTATTGCTGCGATACCAGCTCCAACTGTAGATACATCTAACTTTGTAACTAAAGAAGAATTCAATGCTACATTGAATGCTATTAATGAAAAACTTAAACAAATTAGAGGAGAATAGATATGTCGGAAATAGCTAATAAAATCATGGAAACCCTTGAAGGCATTGCTTCTGATATTACTAATGCTAAGTCTACTCTCACACAAAATAATGTGGTACTGGATTCTAGTACCACAAAAACTTTAGCTACGGAGATTAATAAACTCCCAGAAGCAATCAAATCCTCTACTGTGTTAGATGGGTTTAATAAGGGTAAATTAAGTTTACGTAATGGGTTCATTTTTAGTGACAGTAATGCTACTGTAATGAATAACACTAACTGCGTTCCTGTAAATGCATCTGAATATACTATCCCTAGAGGAGTTAAGTTTGAACTTAAATTCCCTGGATGGCTTGCTAACTTAGAGTCATATGCTGGTGAGAAAATTACTGATACTGAAGAGTATACCACTACCAACATATTTAAAATTTTCATCGACCATGAAGATCCAGCTGATGCTTTACTATATTTATATAGCTCATACATAATAGATAGACTGCAATTCGATTCTGTAGTTAAAAGCTATGTGTTAAAGATAGTATTGAATGGTGAATTCTTTAGACCTGATGAAAATGGATATTATAACTTCAATAGATTCGTATTCCCGTGTTATGACTGTGAATTCTATGTACGTCAAGCCGATGGGTCTGAAGTTAAGATCACTAAATTTAAATGTAACGAGTTCTTCTACTCTGTAAACTATATGCAAAGAACTATATCTGTTGTATGTGATCAGTTAAGCGTTATTATGACAGACATATATGCTATATCTGAATTGAATAGACAATACTCTTACATGCCTAATAACTTCAATGGGGATAGAGAAAATAGGAATGACTGTCATATCATTAATATGCCTAATGTGAATATACAGTATAAGACTATAAAATCACATAGCTCTATCAATTCTAAAAATATTACTAAATTTAGAATAATGGACTATATGGTGAATGCTAGTGAAGACTCTAAACGACTATATCTCTCTGGTACTGTTCAAATACGTGTTAATGAAACACCTGAAAATATTGCTAAGCTAAATACAGATGAGCATAAGGCTAATATATTGGATAACGTACCAGTATATAATGCAGATGGGACGAAAAGATTCAATCAAATGACTGGCACATTTGGTGAGACAGAACTCACTGTAATCACTACAAATATTCCATATGAGAATAAGAATAAATATAATAATTCTCAAGGCGTTGGATTATATGATAATAGAATTTTGTATGGGTTTAGTGAATATACAAAACGTATTGCTAAACAGAATAAAAATTTTATGGATAATATCCGTTTAGGTAGAGGTAACAATGGTGCTACCTATCTATATTATAAGAATCCTACGACTGGGATTATCGAGCATATGAAATTCAATAAAGATATTATTGCTGACATATATGAAGACTTCCCATTATTAGATTGCTTAGACGGTGCAATAGAGCCAACAGATTCTGAATACAATGATACCAGTATTCATACTGATAAGAAAATTAAATTTAGATTTAATGAAAATTCATATAGTGATAAAACATTATGTCCTCTAACTGGATTTAGTACATACTTGCGTACATATAATGGCATGGCGTTATATTGTAGTGATTGGGGTACAGCAACACTTGTTGATGGTAATTATGCTACTATGAGATCAACGAATTTATTAATCTCCCCATATGATACTGAGTTTTATGGTGGTGGTGATACTCGTATAGAGAGGATATATACAAATAGTGCACCATTAATCTATAATGCAAATATCAAAACTATTAGAGTAGACTCAAAATATACCCCTGGAACTGAGACATTGGAATCTAATGGTATCCTATATCCATTAATGGGTATTGCTAATACTTACCCATATTTAGCAGCAACCAGAAGTTCTGCTCCTACACCTGCTACACCAATGAAGTATATCATTGATAAGTATACTTTACTTAAAGTTCACCCTGGTAAATTTTTTATCGATAATATCAAAGGGAGTATATATGCATTTGATGCCAAGTCTAGAACTATAGCTAATTTTGAAAAATATATTAGAATCTTAGTTCCAGAAGATCACTTCCAATTGGGTACTTATGCCTTTAATAAGTATAGATTACCAATCTATAACTTGAATGAGACTAAGAAGTATAATTACTCTAATAAAACTTGGGAACCTGTTAATGCAACAACTCCTGATGTTACATATACTAGACAAATGTATGGTGCTGAAGCGAGAGCTGATGGCTTAAGATATGTATAGAATTTATACATGATATTAACATAGACCCTTGAGGGATAGACAATCTATCCATCTAATCTATGACTTTATTATTTTTATTAAGGAGGACCTTATGGATAATCATCAAATCGTTGAGACTCTTGAGAATATCATTACAGATATTACTAAAGCAAAAGATGCTCTCAAAGCTAACAATGTAGCATTGAAGTCTAATGCTACTATTTCTTTAGCTGATGAAATTAATAAAATTCCAGATTCCATCAAAGCTTCCAATGAACTAGAAGGATTCAATGGTGGACAAAACACTCTTAAAGGTGGATTCATTTTCCCAAATGGTGAAAATGTTAGAGAATTAAATGATAGCAATACTACTGTAGCTAAAGCGGATGAGTATGAAGTACCTGAAGGTAAATATTTGAATCTTACTTTCCCAACTCCAGATATTGCTAATGATCTTAATGAATCTGATATCATTAAAGTTAGATACAATGGACCAATGAACAGTATCTATACTACTGTATTGAACTCTTTATATAGAACGTATTTAAAACACAGTCTACAATATAGCTATAATGATACTACACAACAATTGACCNAATCTGATATCATTAAAGTTAGATATAATGGACCAATGAACAGTATCTATACTACTGTATTGAACTCTTTATATAGAACGTATTTAAAACATACTCTACAATTTAGCTATAATGATACAACCCAACAATTGCCTAACCGTAGAATCAAAGTTCTATTAAAGAAAGAAAATCTTACAGCAGAAGATGGTGTATATAAATTTGATGAATTTGTATTCCCAACTTTCAATACAAACTTCTATGTAGCTGAGAATGATGAAGACAAAGAAGGTACTTTGATTACTAAGTTTGATATTGATAACTTCCACTTCTCTTTAAACTACCGTGGTAAAGATCTCAATATTAAATGTAAGAAAATGACTGTTGATCTAGACTTTGCTACTCAAATCATTAGGAAAGAAGTATCTGGTCATGATGGTTATCATTATTTAGCTGATAATGACCCTGAAGCATTAGAGTACTATAACCATCGTGATGATAGTGATCGTTATATTATCTACTTACCAGAGTTTAACGTAGAATATGCTGGTACAGATTATGCATATAATGGTCTTAGCTTAGATGCTAACGTTGAGCATGCTACTAATGTACAAATTCGTACAGTAGATGATGACATCAATAAAACATTATTGGATGATCCTAAACATATTGCAAACATCCTACGTTTAGTTAAAGTCTATAATATGGATGGTACTAAGATCTATAATCCTACAACTAAAGTATTTGAAGATGCATCTACAAGTGATTATGTTACAGACTCCGTGCTTACTATGGGCGATTTTATTATCGATAAAGATGAGTATTATAAGAATACTAATAATGTCATGACATTAGACTCTGAAGGGCTAAAACCTATCAACTATAAAAAGCGTATGGCTGAAATAGAAGAAAATACTAAAACTGTAATGCAGGGTCTTACTGTAAATAAAGGATACGTATATTATTTTATGGATGATTCTATTCCAGCAGAATTTATTAGATATGCTGATGATAATACATTTACAGCATATTATCAACAATTCCCAATGACTAAGCTATTAGAAGGTGCACTTAGATTAGCTAAATACTCTACTTCTAGAGACTCCATTAATGCATCTAGTATTGTAAATTTTGAATTCTATGATGAATATGCAAAACGAAGAGCCGATGTATATCCATTCATTACAAACTGTGCATTCGATAGATCTGATAGCGTTGGTTATAATGGAATTAGACTATATACAAACGTAGATACAGTGAAAGAAGATGGAGTAAAATACTCTGTTCTTAAAAATGCAGTAAATACATTGGTATCTAATTATGACGTTAAGTTATATAATAATGGGAATCCTGATATGTTGGATAGTAATACTAACGGATTAGTTGAGAATATTAAAACTAATGCAGCTCCATTAGTATACAATGAAAATATTAAAAGTATCAAAATTGTATCTGATGGTAAAAAACGTGGTGTATTGAAATCTCTACTAGGATATGGTATGATCTATCAAACATTTAATGGATCGAAAGTACCTGAAAAGCCTGCTAAACCAATGAAGTATATCTTAGATAAAGGCTCTACTATTGAAGCATCTAAATCTAAAACTTACCAATCTAAAGTTGGTAAATACAGTACAGTCATCTTAGGGCCATATACTACAGATGAAATGGCACAATATGTGGATAAATACGTTCATGTATGCGTTCCAGAAGATCATAATGGTCTAGGTAAATACAGCTTCTGTAAGTTCCGTTTACCTTTATACAACTTAGATGAAACTAAGAAGTATAACTATTCCAAAAAGAAATGGGAACCTGTTGGTGCATTAACTGACGATAGTACTCCTATGGAAGACTTATACTCCAATGATATCTTAGAATCTAATGACAATTTAGAAGTATTCCAAAATAGGTTCGAATTCCCTACAGAACCAACTTCTAATACTCCTATGGAAGAGTATGATCACTTATAATTAATATAGAAAAATTCCAGAAGAGGTTAATCCTCTTCTGGGTTTTCTTTACAATATAATAATGAAAGGAGAATTTCTATGAAAATATCAAAAGACTTCACTGAGCTACTAAAGAAATCCTTCCGCCATATTGGTAATGATATTAGTGCTCAAAGACCTGCCACTCTATTAGATCAAACTAATATTTCTTTCTTGAAAACTATTGAACTAGACAAAACTATAGTAAACCAATGTCAAGGGTTTACTTTTGATCCAACTGTAAGACGCTTTATCTTGGGGTGCTGTAATCCAGATAACTCTAAACAACGTATTTATGAATTAAATATGGATATGTCTGTATATAGAACTACTGATTTCGAAGGTGTTGACAAACTAGGTCACGTTAATACGCTATTCATGGATGAAGGTGTTATTAGAGCAACTAATGGTGCTGCTAATGGTAACCGTATCTATAATATTAACCGTAACAATATTGGTGAACTAGAATTAGGTGAATTCAAAGACTATCCTCAAAAGTGTTTCAATATTTGTAAAGACTTAGATGGCTCCGGTAGATATGTATCTGTCGTTCCAGGTGAATCTTTCAGTACTCGTAAGATTCGTATCTATGATGATGAGACTCTATCTAAGCATACTGAGTATATCGTACAAGTTGATGAAACTAACAATGACTCCAATGGTGCATACTTCAAAGGTGATACAATCATCTTTGCTGTAACAAGACGTTTGATTGAATGCCGTTTGATTGGTAAAGAATTCAAAGTAATTCGTGAAATCGAAATGGAACCATACTGTGAGATTGAGGACTTTGTTTATGTAGATGGTGATATCTATATGGCAGCTAACTCTCATGACTACGTTCGTATTTATAAGTATTCCAGTAAACGTTCTTATTATAACCATATCAACAATGACTACTTAAACAATGGTATCACTGTTGGTAATATGGTTGGTTATCATGGTAAGTCTGCAGACGGTAGCACTAATCTAGTAATTGCTAAAGTAAACAAAAACTCCAATCTAGAGATGGGTGATAAACGTGCATCTACTATTATCATCGGTAAAGAACTTAAACACTGGGATGGTGGTAATGCATCTTATACAGTTTTGACTACTAAGCACTATGATGTAGCTGTATATAAGAAAGCTACAGTAGATGAGAAGCTTAAAGCTATTACAGATCGTATTACTGCATTGGAAAATAAGTAGACCGGTAAGTTTATTACCCCCAAACATTAGAGTATAAGACATTTATCACTCTATAGGAGGTTTACTATGGGTATGAAAAATGTGGGTTCCTTTCTTAGAGAAGAAGGGAACTCCCTTATTTTTAAGGGAGATGGTGAACTAGTTTACTATATCCCAGAAAGTTATTTTAGAAATGATGGGCATATGAAATATGCAGAAGAAGCTGGTGAGTATATTAATACCCTAGGGTTATTCTCCTATGAAGTCTTTGACTCTAAAGGAAAGTCACTATATGGTGTTAAGTTATTTAATCACCCAGTACTTATTTCTTGCATGCCATCATCTATTGAGAAAGTTAAAGATTATATCCTAGATAAGAAGATCCCAGTACCTGTAGATTATCGTATCTTAAGATTTAAGAAAGATGATGTTGCTATAGTAAACATTGGGTCTCCTGAAGATATCACTAACGTAGAGAATATGTTTAGAATCTTTATGATCACTGGTAATATTCCAAATGTAATTGCTTATGATAAGTTACATTCTTTCTTAATGGATTCCATCAAATTCAATGGTTCATCTTTCGGTATCTCTGCACAGATGTTTGGTATCTTAGTATCAGAACTCTGTAGATCTGTTAAAGATGAATCAGTTCCATTCCGCTTAGCTAAGGAAACTGATATGCATAAGTATAAACCAGTATCAATCAAAATGGTACCTAAGTATATTTCTGCATTTACAGCATTGACATCCGAGAACTGGGATGATGCAGTAGTCAACTCTATCATCAATAAGAATACCGTTGATTCCCCAATGGAAAAGATCCTTATGCAATAGCCATAATTAACATATGAATAAAAGTTTAAATAGAATCCACCATTCGGATCGTTTATAACTATTATTTATAAAATCTATTAAGGAGGAAATAAAAGATTATGATTGGTACAAAAATCATTCTTGAAGACCAAAGTTATATTCCCTCTCTGAATGTAGCCGACTCTACTACAAGACCAATTGTATTTGCCGGATTTACTTCTGACAAAGGGACTGAAGAATATACTAAATGGCAAGGTGAAGATTTCTTCGATCAATATGGTGAAATCTCTTTTGCTCGTCATGGTCAACCATTACTCCAAGCAGCTAACGTAATCAACAACGGCGGTATCGTTTATGCGAAACGTGTCGTTGACCCTACTTCTCGTTTAGCTATGCTAGGTGTAGTTGCTCATGTAAAAGAAATTTCTCGTCAAGAAACTCGCATCAAAATGGATCCTTTGACTGGATCTCCTATCACAAAAGAAGATGGATCTTATGTGACTGAGGAGTTATACTGGAAAGCTGTTGATGTAGCTCAATTCTCTGAACCTGCACAACGTCCTTTATATACTAAAGACGAAGCTGGTGCAGATGGTGTTGCTGCTATGTTTAAAGTTTGTCAAGTTAACTACTCTGTAGAAACTTTAGACGCTGAAGAAAACGTTCATGGTAACGACTATGTAGCTACATCTAAAGCTTTCTATGACAAATACAAAAACAAAAAAGACAACAAATTCCCATTGTTCTTAGTAATGGATAATGGTCGTGGTGTGTCTCAAAAGAGTATTACTATCTCCCTCGATAGCACATTATCTCGTTCTGCGCAATCTGCACGTTACGTAATTGATATCGATGAAAATAATAATACATTAGAATCTATTGTATTCTCCTTGAACCCTTCTGAAGTAGAGGCTGGTTACAATTTATTCTTTGACTCCGTTGTAAAACGTACTTCTAAACAAGTTAAATGCTTCGGTTATGAAGATCAAATGCAATTATTCTACGCTAAAGTAGCAGCTATTGCTGGCTTGTCTGAAACTCGTTTACGTGAATCTGATATCATTGGTGCTCGTACTTGGAAAGGTGAAGCTTTCAAAACTTTCGAAGTATTAGAATCCACTAATGATGGTGTAGCTACAGTTAAACTTGATAGCTTCGCTGGTCATTCTTTAGTTGGTGGTTATAATGGTGATACTTTCGGTACATCTCCAATCTCTAACTATAAAGGTGTGACTGATTCCACTTCTGTATATGCTACAGAAATGGCTAAAGTATACAATGGTACATTCAATGATGATATCTTTGATATCGATAACAACCCAATTGACATTGTTGTCGATGCAAACTATCCACACATTGTAAAACGTGCTATTGAAAACTTATGTAACTTCCGTCAAGACGTATTCTTCTTCCGCGATATGGGTACTAAAGGTCTTACAAACATTCTTGCAATTAAGAATGCTAAGACTTTGAATACTGGTGGTAATACACGTTACGTTGCGACTTACTGTCAATACTTTGACGTATTTGATCCATATACTCGTAAACAAATTACAGTAACTATGGGTTATGCTATCTCTCGTTTGATTTGTATGCACTTCGCTAATGGTCGTTCCTTAGTATGTGCTGGTCAAAACAACGGCTGGGTAGTTCCAGAAATCATTGAAGGTACTTTATCTTACGTTCCTAAAGTTACTCCTGCAGGCGACCAAGTTGCTGAAATGGATGACTTACATATCAACTTTGGTAAATACTACAATGGTATCTTCTCTCTTGCATCCGAATACACATCTCAAGATATCTATACACAATTAAGCTTTGCTAATAACGTATTGGCTATCCAAGAGTTGATCAAACAAATTCGTATTGCATGTCCAAAATCTCGTTATAAATTCATTACAGGTACAGACTTCGAAGACTATAAGAAAGACGTACAAGCGGTTATTGATGCTAATGCTAATAAATTCGCTTCTATTGCTATCGACTTCAAAACTGATTCTGTATATGCAGCTAACAAGATCGTTTATGCGGTTATCCAAGTATCGTTCCGTGATTTCGCACAAGCTGAAATCTTCCGTATCGTTGCTATTCCAATCGCGACTACAAATGTTAGTGCCACTGTTTAATATAGGAGGATAAATAACTATGGCTGGACGTACTGCTGGTGCTGTTAACTTTATCTTCGACGGCACTAAAGAAATCCGCGACTTAACGAACTATGCGTTATTCCGTGGTGTAACTGACTGGGCTCAATTATATCAATTCAACCAATTTGAATCTGGTTATGGCCTATTCTTGGTATTGACTATCCCTGAATTCTTGAAAAAATTGAGAGATAAATCTGATCAATACCGTAAACTTATCGATACATACGTACATGTATTGGAATATGAATTCCGTGGTTTGGATGGCATTGATAACATGACTTCCGAAACTGCAGAATTAACAAACGGTGTAAAATCCATTAACGTAATCAACAAAGTTAATAGCCAATCTGGCTCTACTTTCAGTATGCGTTATTTCGAAAAATCTGGTTCTATCATGACTAAAGTTCATGAGTTGTTCTTACGTGGTATCAAAGACCCTACAACTCAAGTTAAACATTATCATGGTCTTATCGAAGATGGTACAATCACAGAACCTGGATTTGATAAAGAAGTATTCAGCTTCTTATACATCGTAACAGACAATACTTTGATGAATGTAGAAAAAGCTTTCTATATCGTAGCTGCTCAACCAACAAATGCTGACTTGAATATCTACAATATTGAACGTGGCGACATTGGTTTCAAAGAATTATCTGTAGAGTTCTCTGGTTTCCCTATTACGAATACAATCATCAACCAAAAAGCTCAAAGCTTACTTGATTGGGTTCGTCAAGGTACAATCTGGGATGAGTCTGAAATGACTTACACTGGTGTTAAAAACATGACTCCTTACCATACAACTCTTACTGGTAATGGTGAAGGTAACACTGGTAAAAAGACTACATGGTCTGGTAAATAGGTTTGTAAATAATAGAATAAACAAATGGACTAGGAGTTTATCTCCTAGTCCACTTATTCTTTATTTTCTAGTAACAATATAATGACTGCGTATGAAGATAAAATGAAATTGGGTCATCCGCCCTAACAATTTTGTGTACTTTACTCCTAAGTACGGACAAATAATATACATACACACTGCTTCGTGAAATCTTCTTAAAAATAAATCGAATACCTTACGCTTGATTTACGTTAAAATATATATGAAATGGAATCTATGATTCAAATATGAACAAATACACTGCTATAACAATTCTGAACTGCTCATTTTCATACGTAGTCACTCCTGCTTTGTGTCCTTGGTTTCCGGTACAAAGTGTTTCACCTCTCACACATAATGATAAACGACAGGAATTATAATGGTCATAGGCTTTAATAGCCTATGACCATATAGTTCTGTTTAAATACTAGTAGCTTTCTCCACCACCATCTCCTGGTGGTTGCATAGCTGCATATTCAACTTTAGTTGCTTCTTTAACACGTTGGATCATTTCCATATCTAAATAGCTTTCAAGCATCTTAGCTTTTAGATTGTTAAAGAACATTGGTTTTGCATTTTCATCTAATTCATCAGAAAATGCTTCGGCTGCTGCTTGAGCAACATCATTAGCATTCTGAATGATTTGGTTAGTATTAGTGAGATTCAAGAACATCGGTGTTGGTAAGTTAACATTAATAACCGCTGTTGGATTATTGAATTCACCCCTATAAAGCTTAGTCATAATAGCAGACAAGAATCGATTAGCAATAGTCTGTCTATTATATACTTTCTTTAAGAATCTACTATTAGACATGGTTGCTTGGATAGCATAGTCCATAGATTGTCTAGCCTGTACGATTTCAACTGGTACGTCAGTACTATTAACAGCCATGTTTTGTAGCTTCTCCATCAAATCAGTTTGTGGATCAATCTGTTGTCCTTGCATAACTTCAAATTGTACTGGAGAGTTACCACTATTGTCTGTTGGAATAACGAAGTCATTGAATCGTCCTAAGATGTTTAATACATTCTTCATAGACTCTAATTGACGAATGTTAAAGTTTTGACGTTTTAATTGGTCAATAGTAGTTAATAGAATCTTAGAGATATTGGTATCAATACCGGATTGTTTTACATAGTAAACACGACGGTCTTGAGATCTAGTCATAGCACCAATAGTATTAGTGATATATAGACCAATGAATAACTTAGCTGGTATCATAGCCTTATATAGATCAGAGATACCTCTATATGTGTTAGGATCTAATCTATAATAGCAATGAACTACGTCATCAGGTGGTAAGAATGTAACAGTGTACTTATTCTTCTTACCAAATTGGATATCATGCTTCAATACAGTATAGATTTCTTTAGATAGATCTTTATTGAGCTTGATAAACTTACTATCAATAGCTGCAGATAACTTATTTGCAACTGTTTTAACTACACTATCAGAGATAACTGCAGCATTCTTAGTTGCATTTAAATCATTTACACCAATACCTAAAGAGTTAACTGGGTTAGTTGTATCACCTACAGGGAAGTCTTCATCTAAACCGAATACTTTATCATTCTCTAAGTATGCATAACCTAATATTAGGTCATCAATCCTAATAGGGATGATTTTATATCGATCTAGTTCTTTGAATAGACATCCATTCAATCCCCAATCACCTTTAAGATCTCTATTGATTTTATCTACATCAATAAGACCATTACTTGTCGTATCATCATAGAATGGACTAGCATCTAATTTATCATTAGCTACTAGAGATACTGTACTTGTTGTAGCTTCATTGAAGTTTACAGCAGATTCTTTAATAGCTTTAAATCTACTAACTGCTTTCTCATGAGCAATAATCTCTCTAGATAGAGCATTACTCATATTGAATTCAATATCCACCTCTGTAGGGATATCATCTCTCTTTGTAGCTCTAACAAATACATCTCCACTCTCTTTAAGATTAGGGGATATACTAAGCAATCCAGACTCAATGAAAGATACAGACTCTTGAGTCGTAATATACTTATTATCTGGATTATCTAGAAGCTTCTTGATAGCTCTTTCATATGGTACGATATAGTAGAATCGTTCACCATACTTAGAGGTATTGTAAATGATATCTTGGAATTTCATTAATAGATCGTACTTGTCTTTTAGTACTTTGATATTATTGAAGAATTCATCTTTAGCTAGCTCTACAGATACATTCTCATCTTTAATAAAGATAAAGTCTTTAGAGAAGTGATCAGATGATATTACGTTATCACATAATACACCAATAGCATCTTCTAACATTGGCATATATTTACAGATCATATCAATCTCAGCATCAAATAGTCTTAGACTACGATTACTGAAGAATGCATTATAGATACTACCATCATTAGATAAGTCATTAAAGATTTTATCAAAACCATCTACTACTTGTCTATCATTTTGATACTCTAGGGTTTTAGCATATAGAGTACTAATAGAAGATAAGCCAGTAGAGTAGTTAATGTCATTGATAATCTTACCCATAGAAGTATTAATTCTATCGGAGAGATGTTTTAGTTCACTATCTCCATCTGGTGGAGTATAGTACGTTCGTTTATATATATCAGCAACGCCAGTTCTAATACGAGAGAACAAGGATTCTTGTTGCTTGACATTTTGTTCGTCTGCCATTATCGTTCCTCCTTTGATTATTTAAATGTTTTCCGTATGCTAAATAAACGAATCTGGCTATAGAGTTGAATCTCTATAGCCATTATTCTTAATATGGTAAAAACAACATTGATTGATTTACGACAATGCCATTACGTTTAGTTATCTTAAATCTAAGAACGTTAAAGTCCTTATTAGGTACATTATATACTGTAGCTACTACATAATCAGATTTCAATGTCGGTATAGCCGATTTAGGGATATCTATCATATATCCACCTACATTGATTCTGAATGCTCCAGTAGATGCACTGCCAGCCATAAGTTCATTATAGCAATCTGTATTATGGAACTCATCAGTTCTAACAATGATATTATCATCTATTTGATATTCTCTTAGGCTATTCATACAAGCTTTAACATACTCAGCATCCCAATTGAATACAGATACAACTGGTTTATGAATAGCTATCTCTGGATTATCTTTAGATGGTTCTAGTTGAGTAATCTTACCGAGATTCTTTAAGTCAGATATATTAACCAATAGATTATTAATATGAGGGCTTAAGTCTACCATATAACTTGTAGTCTGGAAGTATGATTTCTCTGGTCCTATACCAATGATTGGATTGATATAGTTTCTATCATATAGAATCTTATCACATTTCAAAAGCTTACTTATAGAAAGTAAGCTTTCGATATCAGATTGGCTTAATGGGAAATGTATAACCATTATAATCCTCCTGGCATTTGTCGTTCACCATAGACAGCATTCATACAATTACTACCGAATCTAGTTAGAGCTGGTAGATAATCATTGTATTCAACTTCTAATGGTTTAACTAACTCACCTTTATTATATACTTTGAATTCATTCTCAGTAGATAATCTACCAGATGCAAATAATGTAGATACTTCATCGACAAGTTCACTATAATTTGGAAGACCTAACCATCTATTACCAAATGTCAAGTGATCTTGAGTTACCATATCTTCAATAAATGCAGAGCTTGCATCTTTATCATCTTCAAATTCAATCTTACCAATCTCAGATGGAGAACTTAAGTTAAATTCTCTATTTATACTAGGGTATAGTGAACTAAAGTCAAAGTCTACTAAGTTATCACATAAGAAGACTGGAATACCATTGATCTTTAACTTAACTGAATCATTAACCAAGTTAGGGTCAGCTACGAAAGCACCGTCAAACTTCTCAGATGGTTTCTCTCTAGTCTTATTGATATTATTACCAACAACTAATCCAAGATCGAAATAGAAGTCTATCTGTTTATTACGTAGATAGATTGTTTGTCTATGTACTTTAGAGAATCGAGTATTATTCAATACACTAGAGTTGTAGATATATCCAATATCATCTGTAGATTCTTCAATACATACTTGGACTAATACGTCGACGATATTGTAGAATACAAATGTCTTAAAGTCTAAGAATGGTAACTTAGCTAAGTCTGTAGTAATATGATGATAGTTCAACTTTTGTACACCACAGATTTGAGCACCAATATCATTCAACTTAAATGAAGCAAATGCAGATTGACCTTTACGTCGAGATGCAAATTGAATCATTTGGTCTAAGTATACTGTATAAGAAGAGATATATGCATAATCACCACGTTCTGCATAGTTGTTTTCCATTCGAGTATCAATAAAGTATTCAGCTTTAGGATTCATCTTAAAGTCTGGATGACACATAATACTCTCGGGTCTATATCCTAAGTTACGAATACGTTGAATCAAATATGGAATATCAAATGCCATATTCCATGCCAATAAGAAGTCAGGTTCTTCTGTATTGATTTGCTTAAACATGGAAGCTAGTAACTGAATCTCTTGGTCAAAGAATCTTACATTAAACTTATACCCATAGATATTAAACTTACGTTGTCTATTCTCATCACCAATAGCATATTCAATAAGATGTCTTAGTTCTTTCTCAATTTGACCACTAGCTACTTGGTTTTCAAACTCTTGTACTAATGGATTTCTTGGATCTCTAAGAATATATGTATTGATTACACCAGCATTAATATAAGTCACTACATTTACTGGAGCTTCACCTGGTTCTGGGAAATCACCTGCAATATCAGAAATATCAACCTCGATGTCTAGGTATGATTTACTTACAGATTGAATGTCATTCTTGAATAATCTATTAAACCAGAATCTATAATGATCTTCAATATTTTGGTCAGAGAAGAATACTTGATTCAAAGTATGTAACTTAGCATTCTCTCTATATTCACCATTGGCAATATTATTCGTAAAGAATTTCATATTACCAGTTGCTTGTGCGATACACTTCTCTAATTCTTTATTAGGACATTGAATCGCTTCTACTTCATCTTTAGGTAAGAAGTCATAATGATGAGTTAACTTCTCTGGTTCTTTTGCTAAGAACCAAATATATTCTGGATCCTCAATTTCACATACATGCTTCTTGCCAGTGTTATTATCTTTAGCTACTAAACTCAATGTAGGCTTAGTCCATCTTCCGTTATCTTGTTTATACGGTTTTGCAAAGAATGTTTGCAGAATCGTTAAGTTATGGTCTTTTGGGAACTGGTTAAATATGTTTAAAATGTTAGCCATATTTAAAATCCTCCTTTGTATTTATACCTACTTTAATGTATCTGGGAGGTTAACTTTTTATATTTCGACGATTTTAGACAGTGTAAGATATAATACATAGAACTTTAAAATAAACCCTTATAAGGAGGAATTACTATGCAATATAGAGAGGCCATTATAGATGGCAATATCACTGTTGAAGAGCCAACTACTAGTACTAAACCTAACTTTAGTGGCTCATCTGTATTTAATAAATTTGCTACTGGTCAAGGTAAAAGCATCGTTGTAGAAAGATCTCCTATCGATGAAGATACTTTGATTAAACCACGTAAACGTGGTAGACCTAGAAAAAATAAAGATAGTAATGATATCACCGTTGGTGGTGATACAGAAGAGATTATGACTAATAAACCATATATCGATTCTTATGAAGAGACCAATGATCTTATTAAAGTTATGATTAGTCAGATTGATGGTCTCCAAGGAGAACTTAAACAAGAGTTCAATGATATTAGGTTATCTAAGATCCGTGGTAAGTATCAATATCTAACTGATATATCTGCTACTATCTCTTCTCTTTCTAGTACTAAACTATCTGCCATTAAAGAGCTTAACTCTGTTATCTCTAAATGCCACGATATGGAACTTAAACGTACTAAAGAACTTAAACTTGATACTACTGGTAATGATGAAGCAGCTATCATGGGATTATATGAAAATATCATCAATACTCCACGTCAACAACTTGAAGGTGGTTTCATTCCTCCAAGATTAGAAAGTGGAGATATTCCATTAATGGTACAACCTCAAGGTGGTATGGATATCTTCCAACCTATGGTAACTAATGATGAGTTATTCACTCCTGAACAAAATCGTATGATTATGGAGCATAACCCTGATGTTAAGACTGTAGTTGTATATGATCCTAAAACGGAGTCTAGAGAATTCCGTGCTATGAATATTAAAACTGGTGAACAAATCCAAAATATTAGTTTACCAGATCCATTCCTATTAGAGGATATGAATATCAACTTCCAAACTGGAGTTGCACGTAACTCTAACTTAAATATGAACTTCCCATTAGCTACTATTGAAAATGGTATGGTTAAGCTTGTAGAATCTAATTATTAACAAAAAAATTTATGGGAGTAGAGGTTGATCCTCTACTCCCTTACACATTTACTTTAGGCTATGCTGCCCTACTTAAATGTATATTTATTGGTATTTGCTAACTATATCGGAAATGATCTTAATCATAATACGAGTACCATGTGTAGCAGCTTCCATTTCATTAATGATTTCTTCACGATCCACTTTAGGATCTACTTTAAAGTCAGCAAAATCACTAATCCATTTCTTAACTGATTCACCTAATAGTCTAGAAATAGTAGTTAAGTATTCTAACTTAAAGTCAGAGATAAGATCAATCTTTCTATCATCGAATACGAAGCTTTTACCTTCATCATTATCTTCGATAACGAATACTAATTCATTATGATCTTCACCAGCGTAGAAGAATACCTTATCATTGCCATCAATGATAATAGATGGACTATCTTCTTTAGTATATTTATACATGATATCACTAATCGCCTTTAGGTTCTTATTGATAACGTATTCAGAAGCCTTAATGGTTTCATAATCATTAATAAACTCAGGTTTAGTACTAATAGTCATTTTCTTTTTCTCCTTTGACTGCTCTAATTGAACAGTATATTTCTTAACTAGGGTATGTAGAATCTTAGTTAAAGTCGTAAATGACTTTTCAAATTCATTTCCCCATTTACCATTGTCTTTAACTCTCCATAGTTTATCACCCATCTCTATTGCTATCTCTTTATCATAGCATTTAGCCGTAAATGTATTATCATCTACTTGAGTGACATCTGTAAGTTTAAGCTTATCTGCAATATAGTTTAAATTAGTTAAAGTTGCATTATGCTTAAATGAAGTAAGCTCGTCGGCTAATTCAGACATGCTTCTTACTTCATGGATATTTCCATCAGCATAATGTAGAACCCATAAGCTAGCAGTCATCATAACCAACTCTGTATATGAAGTTAAATATTTTATCTTGAAAGTTTGATTAGCGATATTAATATATTTAAGATCTAAAGCTACTATAAGTTCAGTAATCTTCTTAGTATCTAAACTTTCATTAGACTTTGTTATCATAAGATTAGCTATCATATCTATATCAATTGCATTATTGATAATATAATGATTCTGATCATACTCTATCTTGAATTGATCATCACTATACAGTCTACCATATTCATCTTTATACCAGATTAGATAAGCCTTATCTTGGGTATCATATTCATGGTTAATACCCTGATTTGTTAACTCATCTAATATATCTTGTATATTATTCATACTATCCCTCAAATGTTTTCATATAATCTATTTTCTCAGAACTAGACATACGTTCAGCTGTAGCTAGAGCTTCGCGTAAATCTAGGTAAGTAAAATTAGATAAGAATGTACTAACATCATCAGACTTAATACCTTTAAATAGATTGATGATACGAGTGATAAATGACTCTTTATCACCAGAGATATTTTTATTCATCATATATAGATTGGATGCATTCTTATTAGCATATTCACGAGACATGTTTCTGATAGCATTATATCTTTCAAGATCTACAGTCTCTAGTCTAATTAGAAAACAAACTAACTCTTGTTTGCCTAATTTAAATAGTCCCATATTCCTTCTCCTTTGCTAATTGAGCTTCTAATTGCTCTATATGCCTCTCTAATAGATAGATCTTCTTATGAAGTTTTACACTATCATCATTATGTATGAGCTTAACTTCATCCGTAATAATCTCAGGTTGTTCAGCTTGAACAACCCCTAAGGAACCTAGTAAAATTGCTGTTAAGATAACTAACTTTTTCATACATACCTCCATTAGTAATTAAATATCATTAGGATTGTGTTCGTAATATTCTTCCCAGAATTCTTCATTCTCTCGTCTATCACGTTCACGCATCTTTTCTTCTAAACGAATATCTTCCAATTCAGCTTCTTCCACTCTAGGATCATCAAACCATCCACGAAGAAGTAAGAATCCTTCAGCCATTCTAGCAATCTTGAATCTATCATCTTCATTGATTGCTTCGAATGAATTATCTCTATACATTTGATGGAATAAGTTAACCATCATGTATAATGGATATGGATTAGCTCTAAGAAGAGCCATTGTTGGCATAGTAATACTCAAATGACCATCATAAGTAAAGTAGATATTATTAATAGTGAAGTTAATAATACCTTTCTCTTTATCAACGGAGATATATACATCTCCTGTAGTTTTACCATCAAGTTTATAAGATACATCTTCAGTTAATGCATCAATAAAGTCATAGATGTAATCATTAGCTGTATCAAATGCTCCATAGTATAAGTCATTCATGGTATACCTCCTAGTATAAATATCTAATAATATCCTTAATGCGATTACTTGCAAGATCCGCAGATACAGCCATAGCTATATTCATAGGTTCTAATTCATTAGAAAGATATTTGAATCTAATAACTAATGACTCCATTTGTTCTTTAGTAAGATTCTTAGTAATTGAAGTAGCTATCTTACTAATGAGGTTAATACCCTCTTCCCCATCTGGGCTAATAAAGTATATACTACCTGGGTCTATTATTACTGTAGATCCATCTTCTAATTTTATAGTAGGTATTCCAAATTTAGATGCATCTTCGATTATAATACCAATATCTACGTTTAGCATGTATTCAATAGAGTATACAGTATTATAGATGTCTCTAATTTCAGTTGGTTTCATTTTAGTTCTCCTTCATAAAAAGTAAAATAAGATTGGGTAAAGGCCACTAATGGACCTTTACCCATAAGTTACTTAAATATTATCTTCTTGTAACGATTGTCCCATAGGAGTCACGTTTCAAGTATTTAGTAGATTCTTGTGTATGAACACGTTCAGCATTATGATTTCTATCTACACGGAAACGCATTAATTCTGGACGGAATTCATCTACAAGACGTTGGTCAATGTGTTGACCTAGAGCTCTAGCACGTTCAATTGCACGATGAACTACTTCAGCGAATTCATAACGAGTTAACATACGATCGCCTTTGAATAAGCCATCTTCATAACCGATTACTAAACCACGTCTAGCTAAGTCATCAACTGCTACATAAGCCCAATGATTTTGAGGTACATCTGGGAATACTACGTTTTGATCTTGAGGTAAATCTAAACCAAGAACGCTATTCAAGATTGCTTTGAATTTTTCATTGTCAGCTTTAAGAGCTGCGATTTCTTTCTTAGCATCAGTTAAGTCTTTAGCCATGGATACTTTAGAACGGGATACATTAGATTTAGCACCCACTTTATAAGATACACCTGCATTGATAACAGTATCACCATTACCTACAGTGGAACCTACAGTGAACATCAAATCTTCGTTAGGACGGTATGCTGCACCAAGAGCTACTGCATTGGATCCTTTGAAGTGACCATAACCAGCCATAATGTCTAGTTTGTGATCTGGATCAAAGTCCAATGGATGTAAGCCAGCTAAAGCTGCAGTACCAGCAATACCTCTACGAGCTTCTTTTTGGTTAGCACTGATAGCTTTGCTTAATTGACCATTGTTACCATTAATATTATTAATAGCACTATTCAATTGATCAACGTTTACTGCATCAGTACCATTTTGACCAGCTTTAACATTAGTGATTGTTTTATCACCAGCATTAATGCCATCGTTATTGATAGTCACACCACCATTGAATTTAGCAGAGTCAATATCTTTTAAGTTCTTATTAAGATCGAATTTAACTACACCATTTGGAGCTACAGAAGCTGTAGTGTTGTTGCCATTAGTGAAGTCAAGACCATTAGTAAGAGTAGTAGTATTAGCTGCACCACCATTAGCTTTATAAGTTAATGGAGTTACTTTAGCTGCATTACCACCATTATATGTAGTAGTAACTACATCGGCACCATTTTCATTCACTTGACGAGTTACTTTAATAACGTCATCGCCTTTGAATGTAACAGCATCTTTAGCGATATTACGTACAGTGTTTTTACTTACGTATACACCGTACTGAGCGTTCGCTTCACCAGTGGATTTGCCATTAGTTACACGTACTGCTGCAATATTATCAATTTGATTGTCAGTAATAACAGATTCAACTGCACGATTCTTAGCTAATTCATCTCTTAGTTGATCAACGTTTACACCATCAGTACCATCGATACCTTTACCAACTTTAACGATACGTTTACCACCATTGTTAAGACCTTTATCTGTTAAGGAGATTTCATCTACAGGGTTAGCATCACCATCGTTAGTCTTAATACGCATACCATCATATTTGTAGCTAGTATGGTATTCGTCATTGTTAGTACCAGAACCACGGTAAGTCATATTAAGACCTTCAGTAGTGTAATGAGATTCATTATTACCGTCATTCAAGTTTACAGAATTAAGGTTATTCAAATCTTTAGTAGTAGATACTGTATAAGTGCCATGGTCGTCATGCACTGTGATATTATCACCAGCTTGAACAATAGTCTTATTGTCATCTACATATTTTTTCAATTGATCAACGTTAACTGCATCAGTACCAGCTACACCAGCTTTAACATTAGCAATTACATGACCACCATTGTCTAAACCATTACCATTCAATTTAACTGCACTAGAGTCAACTGGATTAGTAATAGTAATACCGTTAGGTTGAATAGTTGTAGTTTCATTAGTACCATCACCAACCACTACAGATTTCAAACCAGTTAAGTTATCAGCTACAGATACATTATATTCTTTATTACCATTAGCTGCAACTGTTTCTTTTACAACTGCATTCTTACCTTGAGTTACAGTAGTAACTGTGTTAGTATCAACTGTTTTATTCTTAGCTAATTCATCACGTAATTGACCTACATTGACTGCATCTGTATCATTAACACCTTTACCAACGTTAGTGATTGTATTACCACCATTGTTAAGACCTGTTGGTTTCAATGCTACAGTTTTAGTACCATCTGGACTAGTAATAGTAATGGACTCACCAGTGATGTTTTTATTCAAACCTACAGTGTAGTTATGGTTACCATCATCTTTAACTACTACGTTAGAATCTGCAGATTTAACTGTAGTAACTGTATCTTTATCATGATCAGCTACATATTGTTTCAATTGGCTAACGTTTACTGCATCAGTATTTTCAACACCAGCTTCTACGCCGTTAATACGTTGCATACCAGCATCAATACCATTTGTTGTAAACTTAACAGCTTTATCACCAACTTGTGCACTAACACCAGTTAAGTCATAAGTAGTATTGTCCAATGTTTCGTTATTGACTAACCACATGCCTTTGCCGTTTAATTGGTTATCAAAGTCACCGTTAATCATTTTGATTTTACCACGTTCTACATATGTACGATCAGCACCTTGATTAGCAGGATCATTGAAGCTCATGTATTTCATGCCTTCAACTACATTGCTTAAATCTACTGTGTAAGTATTAATATTACCAGCTGTTGCAGATTCAACTTTAACATTATTGCTACCAGCTTTAACTACAGTATTGGAACCAGCTTTACCAACTTTGCCTTTAAGATCAGCAATGTCTTTAGTATTATTAGTAATACGAGTTTCATGATTGTTAATAGTAGTAGTCAATGGAGCAACTTTGTTGTTCAATTGATTTACGTTAACTGCATCAGTGCCCTTAACGCCTTCTTTTACATCATTGATAGTTTGATTACCTGCAGAGATACCTTTTGTAGTAAATGCTACACGGCGTTCATTTCCTTCTGATGTAATACCATAATTATTAACATTAGTCGTAGAACCATCAGTATTATTTGCTACAGTAAGATTAGCCTCTGAAAGAATAGCATTACCATCAGCACCATTTATAGCCATTTGACGGCTATTTACTAATGCTGTACTTACATTATTATCTTCAGCATCTTTTTCTGCAATAGTAAGATTATTATTACTAATTTTAGTAATACCAACTGTTAAAGAGCCTTCTTCAGTCAAATCAACGTCTTTATTTAATGCTACTTTATATTCGGTATCACCATTAGATTTAACACTAGATGTTACAGTTGTATTATCACCAGCTACAACAGTAGTACGTTGACCAGCTTTACCAACTTTACCTTTAAGGTCAGCAATGTCTTTAGTATTAGTAGTTACTTGATTACGAGTTTTATTGTAATCAGCTGTTAAGTTCGTGATATTTGTCGTATTATTAGTAATACGAGTTTCATGATTGTTAATAGTAGTAGTCAATGGAGCAACTTTGTTGTTCAATTGATTTACGTTAACTGCATCAGTACCTTTAACACCTTCAGATACATTAGTAATTACTTGATTACCAGCAGAGATACCATCAGTTGTAAAACGAACTGTTTTACCACCAACAGATGCTGTTACACCAGTTTTATTAAAGCTAGCTTGATCTAAGTTATTAGTGTTTTCAATAGTAACACCATTAGCAGATAAAGTTGTATTGTCATCACCATTGAAGAAGTGTGCTTTTTCTTTAGTTATAATAGAACGTACTTCATCAGTTTGATTAGCAAACTGAACGGAGTGCATATTTACTAAGTCATCTGCTACTGCAACTTTATAAGTTTTAGTACAACCAGTGGTACATTCTGTAACCACTGCATTTTTACCTGCTTTAACATTAGTTGTTACAACAGTAGTCTTAGTTTGTTGAGGAGTAGCACCTTTAATATTGGCTGCTACTACATCATTAGCAATTGCCAAACCACCAATAGAGCCTAGCACTGCCGCTGTCAATAAAATCTTGTTCTGCGCGTTCATATAAGAACCCCCTTGTAAAAATATAAATAATCTATATTATATCTGCCTAAACTTCTCTCTTTTGATCAGACAGGTATAACCATTATTAAAGTAATAATATATTACTCTTTTGGATTTTCTCTAGGTACACTTAAAGCCAATGGGACTTTAGACCTACGTATATCCATTTTCTTACTTTCATCTCTTTTAAAGTAAGTTTCTTTGTGCCATGTATAAGTACGCATAGTATCAGTACGATCATAAAACTGTTTACAAGCACTTACTTCAATGTGATAGTCCTTTTTCTTGAAGTGTGGAAACTTCTTATGACCTTGCATGTTACTATGCACATGGCAAACTATAAAACGAATTGCATACTTAAAGAAGGAACTAAACGTCTTAGCTCCACCTATAACGTATGCATGTTTAATGTCTTTATCCTCAAGGTATTGCATAATCTCTTCTGGACTATACATTACCAATACCTTAGGATTAGATACTTTATATTGTTTATTAGTAGTAAGCACAATATAATTTCTATGGTTTAACAGTTTACTTGTCTCAAAGGTCTCTCTTCCCATGATTACTGTACAACCTAAAGTAATATTGCGCATTTGAGTTTCAAACGCAGGCACTGTTAAGATTTTCTCTCCCCGAAAATTAACAAGTGATTTTGAATTGTCGTATGTAGCTATGAGAGTTAGCATATTAATCCCCGATCTTTCTTTTTTAAATTGCTACTTCACCTTTAATCTTAGGTCCAGGAATATATCCTTCTAGTTTGATATCATCAATAGTGAAATCATAGAAGTCTTTAATCTCTGGGTTTAAGATTAACTTTGGTTTACATTCTTTACCCTTATCGATTACATCACGTAGATCATACCAATCAACCAACTCCAATTGCTGTTGGATTTGAGGGATATGATTCTCATAAATGTGAGCATCATTAATACATACAGTCAACTGTCCAGGTTCATAACCAGTAACCTGAGCGAGCATATGCACCAATACTGTATATTGAGAAATATTGAATGGATTCCCTAAAAACCAATCATTACTTCTAATAGTTAACATACAGTTTAACTTACCTTTATTTACATTCCAGATTGTTTGGAATGCACATGGCTGCAAAGCCATGTCTGGTAAATCTTCTATATTCCAGAGAGATACAACCATACGTCTATTAGTTGGATCCTCTATAAGGGTTTTAATAAGCTTATCAACTTGCTTATATTTAGCTAGCTGATAACCATAAGCTTTACCAATAGTACCATCTTCTAACATCCATTCATCCCAGATATGTACATTCATATCTTGGAGTTTACGAACGTCATTAGATTGCATTTGCCAAATCCATAATAACTCTTTCACTGCAGTCTTAAAGCCTACAAACTTAGAGCCTAGAATAGGAAATGCTTCTCGTAAATTAAAACTTAAGATTACATGTGGTAAAGAGATTGCTTTAACTCCAGTACGGTTATTTAACATTTCCCCACCAGAGAGAATTCTCTTTGCCACAGTCAAGTAAGTATAATCGAATTTAGTTAACTGTGTTGGATCGATCATCTTCTTCCCCCAATCTTATCTAAAATGAATCTCATAATAAGCATAATCCCCATAATGACATCATAGCTTATTAAGATAAATATAACCACAGGGGTCACTGAAAAGTGACTCCCTCTAATCCCCTCAAACATAATTAATGGTAATAATACCAACCAAGGGGCTGCTAGTATTACTACAAACGATAATAGAAATGACATTATTAAGCCCTCTCTCAAAAATAGCTCTCTATCATAATGTCATCTTATTTGTTATTTCTAATAGAAAATGCCATATAACAGATTATAATGGATAATATAACCAATGAGATATGAACTAAGATAAGCTCATAAGACGTCTTTAAGTTATATCCATCCATAATATTCATTACAGCTGGTGCGGCTCCAATACAATTTAACCCAATAGTTGTAATTGTAGCCAGTAAAATAACGATTTCGGTTTTCATTTTTGTTACCTCCTATGGTAATATAAACTATAATTCAAGTTTATAATATATAACCTACAAAAAAATTAAAAGAGCCAGATTACATTCTAGCTCTTTTTCTTTTCTTTGGTGCAATTGCTTGACGGATACCATCAACGATACCGCCTACAATTAGAAATAAACCTACAGTCCAAACTGGACCGATTACAAACACTGCACCTAAGCTATTCTCATAGTTAACGTTGATCAATTGACCAATTAATAAGAACGCTACACCCATTAATACGTTACTCATATTGTCAGATAGATTAAACATGATATTTCCTCCTATATATAAATACTATATCATATATTCACTTTAATAATATACGACTATAAGAGGATACTATTACAAAATCATATAGGACTAGTCTACTAAGAGACTAGTCCTTTTTATTAATCTTGAACAATTGCAGCTATGACTAAACCAATTGCTGCAGCTGATGCAATAATTGATAGAGTTTGAGCTATTTCATACGCACTTGCGAAATCATACATGTAATAAGGACCTCCTATTTAACTAATACAGGTCTTGCAGTCATATCAATCACAGTAGTGTCAGCATCATATTCCATATTATGGCTAATAAGGAAACATTGCTCACATCCTACCATGGTAATAAGTTGTTTCAATAATCCAATGAATTGAATCCGATTCTCTGTATCAAGACCACCATCAATTTCATCTAACTTTAAGATGTTATAATCAGTAGAGGAGTTAGCTAATATAGCAAATGATAATATCATGCTAATCATACAGATTTGACTTGTACTCATGGATGAGATATCATCATTAACCAAACCATTACCCAAACATGGTATTCTAAATTCTGATTCATTGATTACAAATGGTTGTATAATGAACTGACCATTGAATATCAAACTGAGTAATTCATTAGCTTTCAAAATAATATTTCCCATGTATGTTCTCATAAACACTGTCTGGATGCCCGTAGTTGGGCTTAAATAGTAACGTATAGTTTCGAGAATCGAGAAATTCTTATTATATAGGGCTAAGTCCCTGAGGTAGTCTTCTAACAACGTTTTATTGGATGCTATCTTATCCCTCTCATTAAGAATAGCATTTAAGTCATCATTCAATCTATCTGCACGAGCTTTAGATTCAACCATTTGTGATTCTAAGTCTTTAACTTTATATGCTACATCAGATAAGGAATTGATTTGTCCTTGGAGTTCATCATTCCTGGCTTCCAATCCAATACATTCATCTACTAAAGACTTACATTTAGCATATACTTCAATCTTAAACTCTGTTAATGCTATATTAGTTGTAGTTTCACTAATAGCATCTTTCTCAGTTATCAATTGATTATCTATAGTGGTTAGTTTATCTTTCAATGAAGCGATGTCAGAGTCTAATTCATCGATTAGAGCCTTATTTGCTTCATACTTCGCCGCTGGTTCTTTGAGTGACTCTATAATATCCTCATAGTTAGATTTGGTAACCATAATATTGTAGATACCACGTATTTGGTTAAAGTCAGCCATGAGTGTTTCCATATGGTCTAAAGAAGCTAGTAGACTATGTGGGTCAATGATATATTTAACTGGACTCTTCTCTAATAGCTTTCTGAAAGATAAAACCATACCATGAAGATTAGTGAATCGTCTATTAAAGTCATATAACTCTTTGAATGATTCAATATCCTTCTCAATTGATTTTAGTAAGGTCTTAGATTCGCTAATTTCCTTATTGATTTGATTAATACGGTTCTCTGGATCTTTAGATGATGCTTCAATTGCTTCTTTAACAAATGAACAGTCATCAATCTTACATTCTTTAGGTCTTAACGCTAAAGACTTGGCTTTATCAAAGAGAATCTCATATGCTAATACTTCAGATTCTAATTCAGTTACTTCTCTAGATACTTCATTATACGTACGAGTCAACTCAATGGTTTGATCAACATACTTACCATCATTACCCAGCGTAGTCTTAACGAAATCATATTTATCTTTTCTTGGGGTTACATCTAGCCCATTATAAAGACTATCAATTACTGGAACGATCATATCCATCGCATTAACTAATGCCTCTGCTTCGGATAATGTCTTGATAGATGAGTTTAGATTACTTATATCATTATCTAATGTAGCAATCTTCTCTTTAGTATCCTTATAGAGATTCAGATCAGAATCACTGAATCCTCCATCTAATAAAGTACCTCGTTTTGTTATCTTAGTCTGTAAAGACTTAAATGTATCTTCTTTATCTCTAGATATACTTTCAATTCTAACTTTAGCTACAGACTCTTCAGCTTTCCATTTAGCTATGTCTTTATCAAAAGTACGTAGACTACTATTGATAGTAGATTGTAGTTCATTTAGATCTTCACTAGATAATTCTCCTTTAGATAGATTAATAACTTGGGCTTTAGAAGCTCTGATGTAATCAATATTCTCCCGTATCTCTTCGTTAATCTTATAAAACTCTTCAAGATTATTATCTCTAGTTAAGATACCAATCTCGGCATCAATCTTAGATGTTTCAATAACTGCTTTATCTCTTTCTCTAGACACATCTTCAACTTGTCTAGTGATATTAGCATATCTAGAATTAAGCTCTTCTATATTACCAATCTGATTGATCTTAGAAGAGATTGTACTAATCATATTCTTGAACGTAGAGTACTTCTTAGTAATGACTTTATACATGTTGTTGTATACTTCAATACCATTAATAATACTATTAACAAACTTCTTACGTTCTGCTGGTTTCTTATCAGCTAATCCTCTATCTTCAGATGATAACTGGGATAGTGTAAGGAAGTTAGCATCTAAGTTAAATAAATCAAATATAATATCTTTACCAGATGTCACATTCCATGTAGGATTCAACTCAACTCGGTTCATTCCCTTATAGACTTGCATCTTAACTTGACCTCTAGATCCATCAGCTTTAGTTGGATGGATATATAAGATCTCATACAGTTCATTGTTATATAAATATCTTAACGTTTTCTTACCCTCCAATCCAGGGATGATAGCACTATTGTCATCTTGGATAGGAGATAAAGCTTTAAGTAAAGTAGATTTACCGGAACCATTAGCACCACGAATTATAACAATATTAGAGGTAGACTGTGATAAGTCTACCTCTAGGATATTATCTCCGCGACCATTATATATTCCGATATAATTTTCTAGTCTTATAGATAATAGTTTCATAATATTCCTTATAGTTTGTGAAGTTCAAATTCTGAAGTGTCATCATTGATGGTTAGAGTTACACTGTCACCAGAATCAATTCTATCGAATGAAGTTCTAGTTACATGAATACAAAAGTCACCATTCAATTCTACAATACAGACATTTCTCTTCTTAGTCTTAACGCAGTCATTAACTTCCATTAACTCTACGTATCGTTTTTCAGTTACAATATAGAATGGGCTATACTGATCAGCATAAATCATTCTAAGTCCCATCCATGCAAAGCAAATAAAAATAAATAGCATGGCTAAAGTTAATGCTAGTGCAAGACTCATCTTAATACTTCCCTCATTGATTAAAAACTTCCCTCAAGTATTAATGTGTTAAGATAGCAGTACTATTCTACAAGTTCTTATAAATGATAAATAGAATTGCTACTATAATCATTGATATAGCAAAATCAAACTCATATGGGGATCCATACATAAACTCATAGACAACACAGAATATGATTGCATATATCAAGATTGTATCAATAGTTTTCACGATATATTACCTTTTTTTATTATCGGATAGGATATATAGAACTGTTAACAAGATTAGACCAATATTGATTATGAAGCTAATATTGGAAATGAATGTTAACAATCCAACTGCAACTAGGATTGCTATAGTAATTTCAAACATAATATCACACCTTTGTATTTGTGTATTTGTCTAAAATACCAAGTAGTGCTTTAGATATTTTATATCCCAGACAGATAATAACAGCAGTTAAGATGATAGACGTAGAGTATATGAATATTAATATTCTACCCTCTTTTGTTTGAGCCAAATCAGAAACTATATAACCGAAGCAAGCAATATAAATAATGGCACCTATGATATAAAGTAATGTAGATTTTTTAACCATAAGCATTCTCCTTTCATTCGTTATTGCTTTGTTCAAGTCTATACGTCTATCTTCTCCATTGTAGGGTAAGGTAATCCCCATCTCCAATCAATATTGAAAGTTTTACCACAATCACTACATTTGAATTTATATAACTGGTATCTATTCAGAAGTTCTAATACATCATCTGGTTTATCACTGAAAGCTAAGATAATATTAGCATAACTTACAGGTTTACCATTGGCAGTATATAGATCAAAATGCTTAGAGTAGCATTTAGGACAAGTACAATTATCGATAATTGCCTCTTTCATATTATCACCACCTCAAAAAATAAAACCCCTAGGATTATTACATCCTAGGGGAGTTGTATTATTTAATATCCATACCATCGATTGCAGCTTTGATTTGAGCTTCAATATCAGATTCCAAGCGTTCTTTCTTTTCCTCTTCAGTCTCTGGCTCTAAACCCTCTACAATACCATATTTCTCAATAGCATCATCGATTGCTTTATAAATGATATCCATTGTAGTATGTATAATGCCTTCACTCATTTCAAATAGCAAATCAACTTGTTGGTCTAAGCGTTCTTCTACTTCAAGAATAGATACGAATGAATGCTTAGTGTATTTAGCTGCAGCATCAGCTTCGATAGTTGCATCATTGAAGTACTTTTGATCAATGAATGCATTACGAAGTTCAACGTTCTCTTTTTGATTAGCAAATACGTCATCAATGATTGCTAAGAATGCTTTAAGATTGAACTCTGGTTCATTACCAGCTTCAAGAATCTTAACTGTAACTGATGGATAGTAGAATAATTCTGCATATACAGCCGCAGAATCATATGCTAAGTTATCCATAATAGCACTTGCTACCCCATGTGGGTTAGGAATACGGAATTTAGACATCAATACTTGACTTACGATATCAGTAGACTTAGCGATATTATAATCAATCATGCTACCAATCTTTTCTAATTTCAAGTCATGATGTACTACATCGATATATGTAATCAAAGCATGTAAAGACCCCTGAGGAGTTTCTTTACCATATAACCATTTGAAGAATGTATCGAATAATGCATAGATAGCATTGTAATCTTTCTCAGCTACCATTCTAACAAATGTGTTATAGTTAATCAATAAAGTATGTAATGAATCAGATTCACGATTCATTGCTACACTGAATGGGTTATTGAGAATATATTCAGGATCTACTTTATCATTATAGACCAAGACAACATTCTTACCACGGATATTGATCTTACGACCTCGAGTTTGATCTACTATAGCTTCACGAGACATAAGTCCTTCAGATACTATCTTCTTAGTATCAATAAAGTAACTTTCATTATGGTCATTGAGTAAATCATAATCAGGAGAAATCAATGCCAAGCGTTCCCAATACAATGCATTTGTAGCTAGAAGCTTGTACAAATAATGTCCAAAATTATGAATATCACAATTTGCTTGTCCTACGTTCATGAGTTCCTCCTATTTAGATTTAGTATAAACGATACGTCTAATGTCGCCTTCTGCGACTTTAATTGAATCTGGGTATTTAGCTTGGCTCATATCAAGAAGGATATCAGTATATTCCTTCTTGACACCACCAACTACTACTTTACCGAATTCAATATCTCTACCTAGCTTAGTGCTACGTTCTTTCATAGCCTCCATTTGAAGTCTGGAGAATACGAAATATCTATGATAGATATCGGTCATTTTAAGCCTCCTCGAAATAAATTGAACAGCTATCTTCCATATTAATAAGAGCTGGTCTTAATTGAGTTTCGAATTCACGAGTTCTAGCTACTTTGGCAATTGTTTGACCAAGTAATTGGGCATCAAATGCTACTGCATCAGGATCTCTAGTATCAGTTAACTCTAAACCAGCATCTTCAGCTAACATAATTGCAGAAGTATAACCTTTCTCTTCACGGTATACGTTGAGCATCTTACTGAAGTTATCATCCCATACATTAGGTTCTTCTTCATTAGTGAAAGAATTCCATTCATATACACCATGGTTTAATGGGCATAGCATACCACCAACACCAGGATCTGATGCGGATGAAGTATTCAAATCGATAATCCCTAAGTGAGATGGATCAATTGCACGTACATTACGAGCTACATTCTTACTATTGGATTCACCTGGACCTGATGGACCTTTAATGGTATACTTCAATTGTAAGAATGAATCTCTATCGTTAACCATATTACGGAAGCCCTTTAAGTTAGACTTCTGTAATTCAGCAATCAAAGCCATTGGTGGAGTATTTAATTGCTGTTTGATACGATAAGCTTCCATGTTAGGATCATGCTTCTCAGGTAAACGTCTAAGTTTAATATTGATTAGCATGATATACATAGCAGCAATATATTCAGACCATCTAATTCGTTTAGTAGATGCATCTAAGTTATTCTTCAATCGGATAGAAGAGAACTCACATGCCATCCATTTCAATACAGAATAGATATCTGCTTTAATCTCATCGGGTAAACGTAATCTCTTCTTAGTTGGAATATCATAAGAATTCTCTAAAGATTCAATGATTGCATTACCTTTAGTGAAAGTAGAAGTCTCAGAAGATACAAAGTTAAACCCAAGTTTCTGAATCCAGAATTGTGTTGTATAAATTTGATCCAGTGTAGTCTTCTTAGTAGCAAAGAGCATAATAGCTCTTTGGAAAGATGCAATGAATGATTGTAGAATACGATCATTATCTACAAAGGACTTCACTGCAGAGATATAGAATGGAGATTTCATATGGCTATTAGCAATCGCGAAAGTATAATACTCTGGATCGTCAATATCATAATCAGTAATCCGAATTATATCTTGAAAGTTAAACTTCTCTAAAGTTTCATACCATCCGAATCTAGCTAAGTAGTATTCGAATAGAGTTACTTTATGGTCAAATAGATATACACTAAACATTGCTAAGCGTATAGATTCTTCTTTTGTTGTATTTAGATCAACGAAGTTACGAAGCATCTTAACTGCATTAGAGTTTGTCTTAAGTGTAATTGATTGTGTCTTAGCAGATGTCGCTGTAGTATTATTATAAGTACTACCATCTACTAATTGGAATAGTGGGAAGTAATCATTACCATTCAAATGAATATAAGCTCCATCAATAACTCTTGGAATAGCAATGAGTACATCAAAGGTTTCTTCATCTTTAGTACAACCAACGTAGTAAGTAACCTTTAGTAGCTTTAAGTCAGAATCTTTAATAGAGATAGATGGAGTCTCTTCTCCTATTAATAACTTCTGAACTTCAGCATAATCATCTATAACTTCAAAGCCTAATACTTTGATAGTATAGAACTTATTTCTCTCACAGGAGAGAATTACATCTTTCAAGTCTTCGATAATATCATCATCAGACTTACAGAAGAATCTATCATTAAACTTAGGTCTATTTCTATCGTTATACTCAGCGATAAATTTAGATTGACTATTCATCTTCCGCCTCCCCGATGTTTGTAATCTTTGCTTTAATCTGTGTACCAATAGGATTTGGAACTCCAGGTTCACGATCTTCAAAGATAATATAACAATCCATATCTAAAGCTTCAGCTATAGTTTTCATCTTAGCTAAAGTGATTGTATCTTTCTCAAACAACCGACGATCATTATTGAAGTTATCACCGAATCTATATGCATACTTATTGATATCAATATGCTTACGATTCACTGCATCTTTCAATGCAACCATCTCTGGTAGATCATTCGGCTTGATTCTAATATTGAAGATATTATCTGGATTAATGAGAATGGTTTCTTCCATAGACATCAATTCAGAAGTCTTTTCGATTTGTTCTTGCATACTCTTAGTATTACTAAAATCGATAACCTTCATATTCTGTAACTCATACTTAGACTGATCTTCATCTGCATTAATGTATGTAGCTAGACATCCATCAATTACAACCCCATTAGTCTTATAAGTATTAGTCTTACTAATGATTGGATACACTTTACCATCTTCTTCGATTGCAATATTCATTTCATCAGAATGTCGCATCGCCTCATCGAAATCATAGATGGTATGTAAACAACCGTTAATGACGCCTTTTTTCATTTCCCTGTCTCCGATTAAAAATAAAAGAATAATAGTGGAGGTTAGGTAGACAACCTAACCTCCCATTATATCAATTATTCAACGTCAACGAGTTTGTCATCTTTGATGAATTTCTTCAAGTCAACTGCTGGGTCTAATACAACCACACGTTCACCATCTTCTTCAGAAGCAGATGCAGTTAAGTATTCATCGAATTTGATTTCATAACCATCTTCATCGATATCAGTTTTGTTCAAGTTCATCAAAGCATTAATGATGGTAGATAAGATTACACGAGTGATATCGAATACGAATGCATTGTTGACAAACTTGTTGTTGGTCAATACATACATGAAACGATTCAAGAAGCGTTGAACTTCTTCATCGCTCAAGTCATATGTAGTAGCGATATCTTTAACGCCATCTTCATTTAACTCAAAGCGAGCTTCGAAGGAATTTTTACCTTCATCATCCACTGCACGTTCTAAGACGATACCAGCGATGAATGTGCCATTTTTATCATTGACACGTAGTACAGCTTCGTTCTCAAACTTAGTGTTAGCTAAGAACTTAACTGCACCAAACAATACTGATTTCAAAACGTTTACGAATTGATGAGATCTGAGGATAATTTGATCTTCAGCTTTCAATCTTTCTAAAACTGTTTCGATAATTTGTGTTTCTTTAACATCTTTTACCATGGTGTGTCTCCTTTGCATGGATTAAAATAACTACGTGATCATAAACTATATCATGATCACGTATATAATATATTAATATTCTGTAAGTTAGCTTGTAACTTTTTACAGCTTAAATCTTGCTCTAAAGTCAGGCAATGCCTCGATTTGAATACCGTACTTAAGTGCCTTTTCAACTTTAGAGCTACTGAATCCAGCATGTGGAATCAATAAGATATTGGTATCTCTAGTTACACTCGTATCTGTTACAAAGTATCCTAGAGGTGCCATCTTCTCTGCTAATGTATCATCTCTAAATCCAGTGATTACAATCTTCTTACGATTATCCACTAGGTTATAAGTTCTGACTACATTATTCATCTTTATGATAGTAATGAGATCTTCAGTAAAGACTGCACGTTCATTTAAGATAGTCTCTACTGCAACTTTACCAATCCCTTTTAACTTCATAAGTTTAGATTGCAATTCACTATCTGGTAAGTTTAATACTTCTTCTATCTTAAGAGCATGAAGTATAATCTTCCATGTTTTGATTGCAATATCTGTAAAGCCTAGAGCACCAATGATATTATAATCATAGATCTCTTTAGTCTTTAGTTCGTTTACTCTTTCCATAAACTTCTTACTATTGACATCACCTAGAATAGATAATCTATCTGGTGTAATATTAAGAAGATCAGTGAATGAAGTTATGCTTAAATCTTTAACTGTAGCCTCAGAGAAATCTCTGAAATTAATCTTTTTAAGCATATCTGCCATCCTAGCGATACCACGACCAATGCACTTGGGATTAGGACATGCCACAGATTTGCCGCTATAGGACTCTACCAGTAGGGTACCACAGGCAGGGCAAAAATCGATGAAATTCTCCATAGGTCTTGGGTTGTTATCGTTCTCTACACAATCATGTCTAGTTACATATGGCATTACATCATTGACATAAGTCACATCAATAATATCATTGTATCTTAATGATAATGCTTTGAATCTTTCATATGAATGACCACTTGCTAAGTTGTGGACTGTACCATTGAATTCCACTGGGTCAAACATAATCATTGGTGTAATAACACCATTCTTACCAACTGTATATTGGTAACCACGGAATCTTGTAGATCTAACCATAGCATTGAACTTAATAGCCATGCTATACTTATTCACATGATTCTCTCGACCAAGAGCTTGAATGATATTCTTATCAGTATATGATACGACTACACCATCATAAGCGAATGGCATATATTGTCTAAACCAATCAGCATCTTGGACAAACTTATTCACTTGGAATAATACGTTGCTATAGTGACCTTGGATGATTCTATATCTATTATGCTCTTTAGTAGCAAAGTATCTATTCATGAATTCTAATTCTTCTATACGACTATTGAAGTCAATAGAAGTTGCTAATGGTACTAATGTAATGAAGTCAATATAATCTCTGGCATTGGCTGAACCAATAATACCAGCTATTGCTGTCCTCATATTCTTATAAGTCTTACCAGTAGCATTTTGGAATCTAACTAAATCTTCTTTGGTAATGATTGCCTCGAACTTCATACCGATAATCTCACTATCAGCTAGTTCATTAGGGAATCTATATCCATATAAGACATCAGTCAAATCTGTAGCCAAGTCAGCATCTAAATCTCCTCGAGTTCTAGCACTGACTACTTTGTTATTCACTTCAGCTTCAATAGATAATCCATCATATTTGATTTCTACTACCATCTCAAATGGGTTTTGATAGTTAATCAATCCCATCATAAGATGTTTAGCCAGAAAGTCTCTTTCAAATATCTTTACCTTTGGATCTCTATCAGCAAAAGCTTTCTTAGCATCTGATTCTAGTACAAACTTGCACTTATCTAAAGTACCAACTAATTGAGGATACTTATGAGCAGTATCTCTACCTCTATCTGATACTGTAGCATGAGTAGAATCTAATGGAGGCTGCCATCTATTCGTTGGGACATCAATAAATGTATCTCTATATAGAGTATCATTAGTTTCCTTTGGATAAGATATGATAGCCTCAATATAACTTTCGTTATTAGTTGCTTTACCTTTACCTTGGAGCTTAAAGTGTACTACATCAGATCCAACTTGGAAGTTAGGATTGTATACTTTATAAGCTTCTAATAGTAAATCATAAACACCATCTTCTAATGGTAATACAGCTAAGTCTGTATTGTTGTATAAGATATTGCTGATACGTAGAATTGTATCAGCATCATCTACATCTTGAACTGTCCAGTTTTGTTTGTTTAACAAGACTGAAGTTCGTTCATTGATTAATCTTAAATTTTCTTCTTCGAAGACATCATCAAGATTACCACGTAAAAGAGTCGTATATAGATCTCTTAGTATCATGATAGCCTCCTATTTTTCAAAATATTTAATACCCCGTGTTAACCATAAGGAATCTGTTTCACTATAACCCTCTGGAGGTTCACTACTCATAGCTCCTTCCATGATTGCAGGGATACAAGGTTCTTTAAAGTTCTCATAGATTGGATAGAACTTCCCGTTGATTTCTTTCACTGTAATAGTCATCTTAGACTTATCATTCTCTCTTAGAGCTTTAAGATAAGAATAGTCTTCAAGTATTGCAGGAACGTAGAAATCTTCATCAGGAATATTGTATAACAATGCTTCTTCGTACTTCTTAGGAACCTTTTCAAATGTTAATTTCAAACCAATTGCCTTAAGATATGCATTTACTATCTCAGCAGATCTAGACTTAGCATCTGCAGATAAAGTAATATTGATATCATTAGGATTCTTAGTCAATAGATCTTTAATAGATCTACGTCCGATAGGAGCGGTACTATAGAGCATTAACATAATTACATTGATATCATCACCAATGTGAGTCAATGCACTAATCTCCATCTCCCCTTGTCGGATAGGTGTATTAGTATACACAGGTTTATACAGACCAGCAGATTTATTACGGCTGTTTTCACCTTTATTATTACTAAAGGACATACTTGTTGCGGAGAACTTCTCTTCTGCATACTGTTTCAAACGGCATACATATTGTTTCGCTACAAGTACTGGTCTTAAAGACTTAACTAATCTGAATTTCTCATTAGAAGAATCAAGCATAGGTGTATATACATATCCATGTCTTGTCTCAGGGAATTCAGCTAATACTTGTCTTAAAGTATCAATAGTAACTGTCTCTTGTAGTGGAAGAATAGATATAGTAATATTACCATCTTCAATAATAGAGCTTAGATACTCCATACGAACTGATGGATTACTCTTAGAGATAAACTCTTCCATCTCTTTAGCCTGACTAGGACTAAAGAAGCTTACAAATTTTACAATCTTCTTAAGAGAACCATTAGTATCTTGCTTATTAAGATTGCGAACTACGGCAGCTGATGCGGAATTGATTTCCATTTCAAATAACTGAGATGGATTCAATCGATTGACTACTGTTGCTTGGTTGTATTTCATCTCTACCCGTTGACCGTCTTCTGTTTCTGGCATCAACTCATCTGGTAGTATATTAGAAATAACACCTTTACCACCATATCGGTTAGTTAACTTATCACCAATATGGAGATCATTCTCTTCTAGGATATATACATCCATCTGTAAGTTAGAGTATACGTTATTATCAATATTAAACTTAACTCCATCTAGAATCTGTTGACTAGTATAGAGTAGCTTTTGAAGATCGTATCCTAACTCACATTTGTAGTTAGCCTGAAGTCTATGTACTGTATGGATTAACTCATCACAGAATCGCTTATTGTCTTGATAATACATATTAAGCTGAGTATTGTAGATAGAGTTCTCCATCAAGTCAGGGTTGTTAGTATGAATCTCAATACCAACTACCTTACCGTTACTTGTGATTTTCTCATCAGACATATTGATATCTTGAAGTTTATTGAATACTTGAGAGAATAGAGCTTCCTCTTTGTTCTCTCGACGTACTGCAGCTAAGATACCATCTTTGATTTCTTCACCAATGTCTGGGATAACCTTATAGATATCCTTATTACCATATAGATTAAGTAAGATATCATTTTCATTGATCATGAATGAGATCTTCTTAACTAATGGTGATCTAAATTTCTTTGCACAAGATTCACTAATCTCGATAGCATCTTCAGTAGTCTTATTCTTTGCAATATACATCAATAAGACATTGATACCATCCATACGGTTGTTAAATTCATCAAATCCTTTGGATTTTGTTATTACCTCCCCTTTGTCGATAACACTGCCGATGACAAGCTTATCTAGAGTGGAGTTATTAATCTCATATCCAAAAGATTCAGTGATATACTTATAATCCAACTTATGAATCAAGTCTAATGTATTAGACTCTTCATTGTGGATGATAAGATAGTATTCATGACCAGGAGTCATAGCATATCTTTCAATTCTTGCTAATACAGTCTTACGCTGATCAGCTTGCTGGAAAGATGTTGATCGATGTCCAAATTCATTCTCAAAGCCTGTTTGAATGAATGGGACTTCTGGATAACATAGTGCCATAGATTGCTCTGAATGGACACTATACATGATTTTACGACTACCAGAACTACTAGCTGGGAATGGTTGGATTAACTCTTTCCCTAGTACTTGCTCTGGTGTCTGGATTCTTTTCCTAGCACGATTAATCTCGTCATCTAGAATCAATGTGTTAGCCATTGTGTCTGTGTCTTCCTTTCTAAAAGTATTATAAAATGAAATACAGAAGAGTAATCAATACTCTTCTGTATCACTTCTATAATATATAACTTAAGCTTCTAATGCTTTGAAAGATGCAATAAGATCTTTCGTAATAGATGCATTTGTAACTTGACCGCTTGTCGGTACTGGAGCGATTAATTCATCCATTACATCACGAGCCAAACGTAAGAAATGCATACGGAAGTCTTCACGTTCAGTAAAGAACTCTTTAAAATCTCGAGTTCTAAACTTAGTATCATATCCATCCAATTCTAAGTAAGCACCTTTAGTGGCAATCTTACCAGCATCTTTAAGCATAATCATTAAAGAATACAGTGGATCGAAACCATAATCTTGAGAGAAGATTAATGGAGTAGATTTACCAGCTTTATTTGTACGAGACTTACCTAAAGAGATATCTACTTGAGCACCAGAGAACCCAAATGTCTCTTCTTTAAGTTTACTATCATCAAATCTAATGATGTTATTAGCCAAATAGGTTACAGCTCTACCACCAGGTAAAGACTCACCTTGTTTGAGATACATCAATTGACCTTTAGTATGCATAAATGCACTAGCTTCAATCTTTTCAGTAATATGATTGATTACCAATAAGATGATATTAGTCGCTTTGATTAATTGCATTACCCCTTTAAGGAGAGATGTATTTGCTTTAGCCATTGCAGTAGCCGCCATTTGACCAGATAATTCACCTTTATCTGCAATACGTTCTGGGGCTAATAGTGCAATGGAGTCAATAATCATAACAGTTGGGATAAACTTAGTAATTGGATTACCAGATGAATCTCTCATACCAGTGTCATACATAAGTTTATCTTTATTCTTGATTTTAGTTTCATATATAGCATAGATCTCATCATAGATGGACTCTGCAGTAATACCACTACTCTTAATAGAAACTCGATCAAATAGTTCTTTACCAATATATCCAGTTAGAGTTTCCAAACGTGGAATGGTAATACCACCTTCCATGGATTGGATATTCATTTCAGCATCTGGAAATTGGTTAATAATATTAGCCGCCGCTTGTACAGCAAAAGTAGACTTACCAGAACCAGAACGTCCGATAAGTAGATTATAAGACCCATCAAGAATACCACGATGTGTCACAGGGACCATTTCCCCATTATCATTATAACAGTTTAATCTATAACCGTTTAGAGAGTCAAAGTTTAAAAAACCTGTAGGATATGCAACGTCATATAGGCCTTGCTCGGGAGAGTAACCAGTAACCTCGGCTACACGTTCAATTAGGATACCCATAACAATCTCCTCCTGAAAAATATTATTATAAGTTACTAATAAGTTCCGGGAGAAGTAAAAAAATAATATATTCCCAAGGTAGTTTAACTACCTTGGGATATACTATTAGAATATGTATAGACCTTGGGATTTTAACTCTTCTGCAATATATAAGACTTTCTCATAATCCATAGACAAAGCCAACATTGAGCAACGAACAGTATCACGTACTTTTTGTAATCGTAAGCACTCTTGACTATACTTAGTCAATACTCTTTTGATTGCTGTCAGTGGTCGTTCATTTAGCATATATAGCATAGCATTGGTTTCTAAGTCAAACATCCAGTTCTTAGTATATGTATTAATCTTTTCATCATTAGACGGTTCAAGCATAGATATAATGAAGAACTCTTCAAAATTCTCATAGAATAGCTCACCATATAGATCCATTAGATCTTCTTCAGAATTTTCAACAGGATCCATGTATCTCATGATGGTAGTATTCACACGATTAATATTGATCTCTTCACTCTTACTGGAATATCGAGCTACAGAGAGTATAGTATTCAACTGTCTATTAGTACAGTCTACATAATCTAACTTCTTGTAGATACGCTCATTGATAACCATAGAGATATTATTAAGAGCAGTCAATGTTTTACCAAAACGATCTGGATCAAAATCTGTTTCAGAGATTGTATCAAATAACCCATAGATCTCATTATTAAGAATACGGATTCTATCTTCTGATAACTGTGGACGATTTTGTTCCATAATCATAGCAATATACTGCCATGGTTCAAATTTTACATATAGACATCTAGAGATCTGTTTAATACCAGCTCCTAGATAGTAAATGATATCCGATAGATTATTCTCAAAATAAGCATAAGCTACATCTTGATTAGCCCAATTCAGATTATCTAATTCTGCTATAATTGTTTCAGCAGACTTCTTAATAACCGAAGAAAATGGGACATCTTCGGCATATACATTAGCAGGCTTTTTATATTTGTCAAAAAGACCCATTAGAAATTCCTTTCTTAATAACGTTCGTCGAAGTCATCAATCTTTGGAACTTTAGCTTTCTTCTTTTCTCCTACATTGATTACAACAACGCCTTCTTTTACAGAATCAAAGAAGCTATCTTTGCGTGCAACTGTTGGATTCTTGATACCGGAATTAGTTAGATTAAACATATCATCATCTTCTTCCATTTTCATCCCACCAATTTGATCAAAGAAGCCATCTTTCTTTTTATCTACATGAGAAGTTCTAGCTTTATATTCATTATAAATTTTTTCAACTTCTTCTGTAGGAAGTTTAATACCAGAAGCCATAATGCATACACGCTCTTGACCAGCTGGTACTGTTTGAATATGTGTAAAGAACTCAAATGGTTCACCAAGTTCTTCACGGATTTTAGCATTATCGAAACCAACGTTTTGGCTACGTTCAGATGCATACATAAATACACCAATACGTTTAGCAGTTGGAGTGAAATCTAAGCTCTTTGTAGCATAAATCATTTCTTCGAAGATTCTATCGAAGTCAGATTGTTTCTTAATACCATCAAAGTAAGCTGTTTCGATTGTCATGAAACCAGGAGTTGTAGAGATCTTATACAAGTCAGTTTCATCGATATTTTGATTAGAATCAACTAAGTCTAAACCAAGCCATGTACGCATACGAGTACAGAATTCTTCATTGGCTTTACGTTCAGCTTCTTGTTTATTCTTACTAGATGCTAAGAACTTCTTATTGCTGATAGCTTCAACTGTATAGTTATCTTGAAGTTCTTGGAAATACTCTACTGTATTTTGTAGACCACGAGCATCATCCTCAAAGCCAGTGAATACTACTAGATGAACGTTCATATTCAATACTTCACGGATATATTTAGCTAAGATTGTAGAAGAACCACAACCAGTACCACCTTCAGAAGAAGATACAATTACTACTGCATCATCGTCAGGATCTGGTAATGAATCAATCTTAAGCTTTTCAGATTTTAATGATTCAATTGTGATATTTTTAGCACGACCACGTTCTTTACCGCAACCGCCCATACCACCACCAATTATTACATTGATGTCATCGTATTCATCTTTCATATCTTTGCGAGTAGTGTTCACAAGAAGTACATCCTTGCGATCAAATACTCCATTCTCAATCGCTGTCATTGCAGCCTTATTACCAGCTGCACCAATACCGATCAATTTAGCTTTCATAGTTAAATTCTCCTTTTTATTTCTACTATAAAAATATATAATATCGGATAGGCTGGTTAAAGCCTATCCAAGTATTACCTTAATGTAAGGAATTATTTTATTCTTTACATACCATGCGAACGTCGTACAACTGCATAACTTTCGCTCATTATACCATTAATACCATTAATCCAAGCATCTGCTGCTTGAGCATATCTTTTAGGACCATAAATCATAGAGTTAAGACTTGTTTGTCCCTCTTGGTAATAATGTCTACTAATCCATACTGCACCGTTGACTATACCATCATACATAGTATTGCCCATATGATGAGCAGCATTTGGATTAGCATCGATTGCATTAATACCGAAGTAATTACCTCGGTCTCTAGCTAAATAAGATCTACCCCAATCAGATTCCCATGATGCATGAGCTAATATATAGATTGGGTCTAAACCAGATTGCTGAGATGCTTCTATAAAAATAGCACCTTGTCCATTGAATGGTGATGTACCACTAGAATCAAAGTGGCTAATAATCTTATTCATATCATCTACAGTCACATATACATTCGCATTAGATAGATCTGAATTTCTATCAACTGCATATCTAGCTGTAGCTTTCTTTTCTTCGGCTTTCTTAGCTGCAGCTTCTGCAACTGCTTGCTTACCTAACTCTTCTTTTACAATATTAGCATATTGCTCAAGAGCCTTAGCCGTTTTAGGATTAGCTTCGTCTCTATTTACTTTAATCTTAGACCCATCTTCTTGATTCTTATAGATAAGTCCATTTACTTTTTCACTATATTCGTTGTTGTTTTGAACGATAGCTTTCATAATCAAATCTAACGTATCGCTATCATCCTGTTTGTCCGCTTCTAGTGCTCGTATTGGTGCAATAGATACCAATACAGCGATGCATAGTAATGTAAGTTTTTTAAACATTAGTTATCACCGTCCTTAATCTTAAAATGTAAATGCGATGGAGGTTTAACGCCCCATCGCAAATATGTTAATCTTTCTTTTCTTCTTTTTCTTGCATTTGTTCTTTTAAAGCTTGTTCTTGCTCTTTAGGAACTTCTTCGAAACCTAGACCTAAGTCACCGATCTCATGCAAAACACCAATTTTCTTTTCCATTGCTGTTCTCCTTTATTAATCTAAGAAATACATTACCTCAATGTTTACTCAAGGTATAATTTTATACCTCCAACATTCACAGTTATAATATA